GTTGGAAAACCCTCACAAAGACTGATGTTTGTGGACCCGGTGAAGGGCAGGGTAACCTGCGAGTATGTTTGCTGGCTTGACTAAATGCTCCTGGTCCTTGGTGGCCGTCCACTGGATTGACGCATTCGATTCAGAGAATGGCTGGATCCACACCAAGACCTACAAGCCCAAGCCGCAGCATGTTGTTTCGGTGGGTTGGCTTTGGCCCGATCTGCTGGAGGGGTACGTTTCGGTGACCTGTTCGTACTGCCCCGACGAGGATCCGGAAATGGACACGGTTGGGATGGTTACCCACATTCCGGTAGGAATGGTGCAGCGGGTTGTCATCCTGGACGCCGCCCCGATACAGTAACTACGCAACACCCACAATCCAAAATGGAGGAATGATGAAGCACTACACGATTGACAAGCCGATGCACGGCAGCAACAAGTGGCTGGCGGTTCGCTGGCGCGACGAGAACGGGCTTGCCCGCATCTCGGCGTCGAACGCAGCCGCAGTACACGGAGAGCACCCGTATCTGTCGCCGGCGCAACTCGCGGTCGAACTACTAAAAGAGGAGCCGCCGCAACCGCAGGAACAGAACAGGGCGATGCAGCGCGGCAACACGTTGGAGGGTCCGATCCGGGACTGGGCCGCGCAGTTGCTGGGCTTTCCTCTTACTACGCCGTGCATCATGCACGCGTACGAAGAAGACGGAGTCCGGTTGATTGCCACCATTGATGCGGTCAGCGTCGAGGGTGGGGTATTCGAGATCAAGACCAAGCGGGGCCGGTGGAACGGCGAGCTACCACGCATGTGGTATTGGCAGGGCGTGCAACAGGCCGTGTGTGCCAACGTTGACACCATCACCTGGGTGATCTTTGACAGCGACTTGGACATCCAGTTCCATGAGCAAAAGGTAACCTCAGACGAGAAGCGCACGCACATCGAAGCGTGCCGCCAGTACTTGGCGTCGATTGACATGGGCATGATTCCGGACGGCATCGCGCTCACGTACGACGACGTCAACGACATGCACCCCAAGGGCAACGGCACGTCGGTGGAGTTGCCGGCTGAGTCGGCGCAGTTGCTGCACGAATACCAAGAGCGTCAATCGTTGATTGAACTACACGAGAACACGATTGCGGTATTGAAGGCTGATCTTTGCAAGTTGCTTGGCGACGCCGAGTTTGGTACGGTTGATGGTGACGTTGTTGTTACGTGGAAAACAGCCACGCGCAACTCGCACGACAGCAAAAGGTTCGAAGCAGAGCACCCAGCTCTTGCTGCGAAATACAAGAAACAATCCACGTACCGCACATTCCGTGTGGTCAACAACCAAGGAGACAAGCAATGAGATTCAACCTCGACAACTACGAGACGGTGGAAGCACGGCTGGCCAAGTTTTGGGAAGACTGTCCCAACGGCCAGGTGTACACTTCGATCTACCACTACGACGACAACCGCGTGGTGTTCAAGGCAGAGGTGTACAAAGACATCGCGGATTCACGTCCGGTGGCTACTGGTTTTGCCGAGGAGGTGCGCGACGCATCGCCGGTCAACCGCACATCCCACGTGGAGAACGCAGAGACAAGCGCAATCGGCAGGGCGTTGGCGAACTGGCGTTACGCGTCCAAGACACAGCCCCGGCCCAGCAGGCAGGAGATGGAAAAGGTTGAGCGCATGAGCGAGCCGCGCAACGACGCGGACCTTGTCACCAAGTTTCGTGAGGCGTGCGCTAAGGCGGGACTGGACCCACAAGAGGTAGCCAAGGAAGCAGGCACCGACCTCAACAACCTGACCAACGACTCAATGCCCAAGCTGCGTGATGCGTTCAAGCGGATGCAGCTGCCCAAGGTCGTAACACAGGACAACCTGCAGGCCACGGTGCAACAGGTGTTCAACGCCAAGGGTCCCGAGCACAAAAAGATAAAGGACCCCGATGCACCGGCGACCGTGCCACAGAAGGGCAAGCTGCGTGCGTTGCTCAATGGTGCGGGCAAGCAGGGCCCGGCTGCACAATCAGAGACGGTGGCAGAGATCATCAACAGGCCACTGGTATCCTTGGATCAACTGACCAAGTCAGAAGCCGACCGTGCAATCAAGGTACTCGATGAACGCGCAGCCCGATGAACGCAAAGGCTATTGCCAAGGTGATTACGACAAGTGTGCCCACGAGTCCTGCCCTTTGTACGGCACTCTGGGACGAGCGGACCGCAAGGGCCGGCGTCGCATACGGGGTTGTGGTGACCCGGCCGCACGAGGCAAGCGGAACCGTAGGAAAGGTGACGCAAAGGCTCGTCGTGCCCGTAAGAAGCTGGGGCTGGGTGGTCACCTTACCCGTCATGAAGAGAATTGGGGTGGCGCTTTTCGTACCGAGATCAAGGCTGGCCTACAAGTCGGTCCGATTGCTACCCGTTTCCAAGCGGCAAAGGCTCAATCTGATGCGGCGAAAGCGTTGGGTGATATTCGACCGTTCGTAATGGTGGCGATGCCGGACGGCACCGCCGAGGGCATCGTGCTGATGACGTTGTCCGAGTTCTCCGACATTGCTAGTCTGTTGATCGAGAGGGAGGAAAGCTAATGGATTACATACCGAAGCTGCTGGCCATCGTGTCAGCAACGTTGTTTGTTTTCGGGTTCGAGACTGCTGGTGTGGTGCAGCCTGCGACCGGCACAACAACGACGGTGGTGGCGGGGGTTACCTCCTTCTCCCCCGCCACCACTTCAACAGTTGCCGCCCCCACCACGACTGCCAACGGCGCGATAATTCCGCCTGCAGCCCGGTGTGGTCAATGGTGGGGGTTGGCATTGGATCTTGGTTGGCATGCCGACGACATGCTGGAGCTGGACTACATCATGTGGCGTGAGTCCCGGTGCGACCCGGCACAACACAACACCACCCGCAACAAGGACGGCTCATCCGACATCGGCCTGACGCAGATCAACGACAGGTCGTGGTGTCTGCCAACGCGGTGGTACCCGAACGGATACTTGCAAACAGTTGGCGTATTGACTACGGTTGGGTGTAGCGAATTGTTTGATCCGGCAACGAATCTCAGGGCAGCAAAGGCAATACATGAGTACCACCAACAACAAGGACAACGGGGCTTCGAAGCCTGGGAGATATAGCTACGTGGAGCTGTTGAGCGAATGGCAGTTGAAGAACCGGAACTTTGGGTGGATGGAGTTTGCCGCATGCAAGGGTGCAGACCAGGAACTATTCTTTGCAGAGGGCGCCGAATACCGTGCCTCAACAAACAAGGCTCAGCAGTACTGCAAGAACTGCGTGGTGTACAAGGACTGTCTGAAGTTTGCCATTGACAACAACATCACCTACGGAATATGGGGCGGACTCAACCCCAAACAACGCAGGAAGAATGCTCAGGTAGACGATGGAGAATGACAACATCTTCTACGAGCAGTGGCTCAACGATCTTCAGGTCACGGTTGATTCCTTGCGGGAGCAACGCGACGAAGACCGCCAGCGGATAGCGGAATTACAACAGCAGGTTGCCATGTACCGCAGCATGGTCGACCGATTGAAACAACTAATCAACAAGGGAGAATACTTGTGAACCAGGGTACGTGGTACAAACTGAAGTCGGGCAAGTGGGGCGTGAAGATCCGCAGCACCGGCCAGGTAGGTGACGAGGTCGAGGTCACCAACAAGAAGGGCGAAACCAAGGTCATGTGGTTGACCAACCGTGCGGCCAAGTTCGACGACGCCGAATTGTGGGAAGCAACCAACGAGCAACCCGGCGCAGACTTTGAAGACGAACCCGAACCGTTCTGATACACGGTTGCGACCACTGCGGTACGGTGGAACGCGCACTCAAGAAATGGCAACCAGAAGAGATTGCCGGTTGCGAGTGTGCGTGCCATCTGTATCGTGAGGGTAAGCTAACCAGCCAAACCAAAAATTGGAGGAGGAAAAAGAAATGAATCCGTTGACGATCAGATGCCTGACCTGTGGTGCGGTCGTAATCCACGACAAGCGCAACGTGGCCGGGTGTGTCTGTGATCCGGACGCACCAACGTGGGTGTACATCCAACCGGACGGCAAACCCAGGGCATTGAGTCAGGGCAGGTGGGAGGAGTATCATGTTGCGTGAGCGATATGTTTGCCCCCGTTGCACGAATAGCATCACACTTCACATCAAGACGACGCATGCGCCACTTTGCACGCGCCATTCACCCAAGCCTGAACCCATGCACAAACAAGGAGCTAACAATGGACAACCCCTCATTCACCGAGCATGACGTAGAACTCTGCGAAGAAATGCTGACCGAACTTACCTACCTGGCCCTTACTTCCAACGACCGGTTGCGTCCCGCGTGGATCTCGTTGGCCGAGGGCGTGGCACTGATGGTGTCGCCGGAAGCATTGGAACGCAGCAAGGATTACGCATTGTTCCGCGTGCAACAAAAGAACAACTAACCGCTACCGCTACCGACAACAACGCAACGCGCGAGCCGCGCCATGGCTATGGCTTTATCGTGTGCGCGCGCGTTTCCCGACCCCGAGTTGACGAGTTCGGTAGAATGTTTCCGACGCACTCAACCGAGCCGTCACAACCCATACCAACAAGGAGGCGCCATGAAGCGCACCCAATCCCCATCCACCCCCAAGCGTCTGACGCTTGTACAAGCCATGGAGAAAGCCGGCGAGCGCACACCTCGCAAGCGCTTGACCATCAAAGAGCGCATCATCGCAGCATGTGGCAAAGAGTTGCCACTCATGATCGAGATGATGACGGACAAAGACACCAGTGGCGCATACATCCACAGGGTGTTGACCAACATGGGCATCCACTGCACATACCAGTATGTCCAGCAGTACCTGCGTGAGCAGTTCGCTGCCGAGTACGGCTGGTACCAAGACATCGTGAACGAAGACCCACGACCCTTGGTCCACTACATCCCACGGTCAG